CCCATCCGTCGGGCGACTGCACCACGCCTGTAGCCGGCGTTCAACAGGCCACGCAAGTCCTCGTGGTTGCGCGCCTTCGGCCCAAAGATCGAGTCGACCTCATCCAACAACAGCGTCGGCTGCAGCTCGGCGATCGCCCTGAACAACGCCGCGTCCGAGATGTTCGCCGTCGGCAACGGCGCCCGGACCAGTAGCTCGAGCACCTCCAGCAGACGAGTCTTGCCGCTCCGCTTTTCGGCGCTCGTCACCGCGAGATACGGGGTCGTGGCGGCCGCGTCGAACGCGTGTGTATGGACGATCCACAGCGCAACCGCCGTCGCCTGCGCATCGTTCAGTACGACGAAGCGCCGCACGAAACCCACGAACGCCTCGAGTAGCTCTGCGCCTTCGCCCGGCTTTGGCTCTTCGGCGAGGTGGCTCACAGAGGAAGCCTCGAGGCTCATGCAGCCTTCCTCCCCTGGATCCGGTCGGGATCGGTCTCACGGAGCAGCGCGACGAGCCTGTCCACCTCGGTGAGGTGCCGCTCAGCCTGCTCGCGAAGCAAGTCGAGCTCGAGCTCCGCGATCACAGTGCGCGCGTCCGCACCGTCGAAGATCTTGTCGATCGCGATCCAGATGATCGCGTCGCGGCGGTTGCGGAGCTGGACGTTCATTAGTTCAGGCTCGCCTGCTCCTGGCGGATGAACTCGATGAGCTGCCGGATCGTCGCGACCGCGGCGGCGTAGTTGGTCCGATCGTCGACAGGCAGCGATTCGTCGGCGAGCAGCGACCGCTCGAGCAACTGCAACAGAATCAGCGGGCTCCACTTGTGGCAGAGGCCGCGGGCGTCGCACTCACTGGAGAACACCTGCCAGAACTCGCGGATCGGATCCTCGAAGGCCGCGTTCTCGTCGGTCTCCTCGGCCACCGCGATCACCCGGTCGAGGGCGGCGAGCATCGAGTCGGACCTCGGGATCTCGATGACTTCGGCGTCCATCTCAGGCCTCGACGGGCTCTAGGCTCGCCACGTCCTCGGGAATCGTGGTCGGTTCTAGATCCTTGAGCGCGATCACGATTCGGTAGGGACCTGGCGGCCAGGGAAGCACGCCGGCGTGAAACCTAGGGCGCACCCTCATGTACTCGTCCCGCACTGGTACGACAAGCTCCGCGTCCGCGTCGTGTAGATCGAGGAACATGATCGCCTGATCGCCATTCGGTGACCTCATCGCGACCGCGCCCACGTCTGCTGATTCCTTCCCGTCGATCGTGACGTGCGCTTCGGGCTCGCCGTCCGCTCCCTCGGAAACCCAGAGCGCCACCTCTGCTCCAGCCTCGTTGCGTTCGCGGAGCGTCTCGAGCACGGCGGCGGCGTCCCCGGCCGCGACGACCGTGAGATCGCGAAAGAGTGTGATCGCCCTTCTCAGTACCTCGGTGCGCGAGACCTGAAGTAGGGCAGAGAGCCACTCGAGCGTAAAGAGATCGTTCTCGGTGAATCGGAAGTTGACGGTCTTCGTCTTGTCGGGAGCCATTTGCGTGTTCTCCTTCCGGCGGGTACGCCGATTCTATCTGCACATACACCATGCGCGCAAGTATTTGCACCTCGCCCACTACTGCGGCTAAAATCTGGAGCGACGGAAGGTGAACCTCCGAGGAGGAAGCGCCTGTCAAGCGTCTTGGCCCGACGACGAATGGTGCCGAACAAGGTCATCCGGGCCTGGCTATAGTGTTTTCAGTGTTGAAAGCGCGGGGTGACCCGAGCGGTGACAAGAGCCCCTGGGCTCTTCCTCACGGATAGCCGTTCGGGACCTCGCAAATCTCTCTCTAGTAGTAGTACCTCGTGCCGATCTGGAACACGTCGAATTCGCTGCGGATCTTCCCGGCGAGCAAGACGTGTGAGCGATCGTCTGCAAGCTCCCATTTTCGCTGGATCGCCCAGGTGCAGTAGTCGGCCAGCTGGAGGCATGGATCGCTCTCGTACGGCCAGAATGCAACCTGGTGGGTCACTGCCGGAAGAATTTGGCGCACCACGCGCTGTACGGCCTCATGGAAGATTCCACGTTCCTTTTTGGTACCGAGCGAGGCGGCCGTAACGAGCAGCCGGTCGCCGCGAGACACGATCTGTGGCCCGACGTGCTTGAAATGGAGATACCAAGCCATTTGATAGAAGCGAGCGTCCTCAACCCGCAGATGAGGCTGCGTCTTCCGCTTTTCCAAGACCGTCGCGTCTGCCCGGAAACTCCCACCCTGTAGAAGCGCGAAGACCTCATCCCGCACCGCCTGAGCCTCAGTGGTCGCGTGAAAGACACGATCCAAGTTGGTGCCACGCCAAGCCATTCGGCGGCGGAGCTCGAGGAGTTCATCGCCGATGTGACAGTCGTCTAGGGTGACCGTCGTCAGAATGAAGTACTTCGAGGCGCCTTCCTGGGTTGAGAAGTCGAAGTTGCCAGCCTCGTCCGCGAACACGTAGCGGTCTGCCACGAGGCAACGCTAGCCGATCCCGGTTCGGCGTTTTTGCGCCGCGCGGTTGCGGGGTCAGCGTCGCAGGGTGCTCTAAGAAAACGACGCCGTAGACGAAGGTTGGCCCCGAAACGAGAGTCGGGGCCAACCGCTCGCCTTAACTATCCGGCTATTCGCCGCTCCCGCCCCTGCAGAGACCAAGCGTGCCTGGTGAGCCCTTGGGTAGGCCGTAGTACTTCCAAGAGTCCGCCGCGGTCTGAACCTGGGACACGTTCTGTCCCTCTTCCGAGTCGAAGTCATTCAGCCCGCTGGCGGCGCAGGCCGAGTTCGCGTGATCCAGAGCCCCCGTTTCATTGGTGTTGTTCTGCTGATTTGGCGGACCCTTTACCTCACCAGCGAGAGCGGCACTGACGCTCCCACCCGCGAAGACGGCTGCACAGAACGCAGCCGCGAGCATGCTCTTCTTGGCCATTACTTACCTCCCCATGTAAGTGGACCGCAGTTGACGCCAGGGTTGGCGCGTCCTTGAAACTAGTAGAGCGAAGCGGTGTCGTCAACCGTCGTGTGCCCGGTCGATCGTTCAGTGTTCGCGATCAACTTGCCGGGTTTATACGAGTCGGCGACTGTTGCACGGTCGGCACAGGACTCGGAGTTGACCGAGTGGGTGGCCGCCGTGGGCGAGCGGGACAACGTGATCTGCGGTCAAGTCCGTGGTCGCGCCGCAGATGGAGCACCAGGGTTGCGCTGCGATCGCTTGCCGTGCTCGTTGCTGATGCACTGATCCGTAGCCGCGTGCGGTTGTTGTGCTGCAGCGTTCGCAGTAGCTGCCGTTCGTCGTGCGGCGTTGGCAGCGGAGGCAGCGCTTCGTCATAGCCATCCGAGCAACTCGAACTCGGCAGGCTTGTTCTCTGCTGCTTCGAGTGCCATGCACAACGCGATGACGGCGTCGATGTTGTCGCTGCGCTGCGCCTTGTCGATTCGCCAGCCTCGCCGGCTGTGGCGTGCGATGGCCGCGTGGGCGTGCGCTCGTAGTTCCGGGTTGTCGGGCAGGGTGAGGCGCTGCTCGACGATGGCGCGGTACAGGCGGTCGGAGGCGGGCATCATCCGGACGTCCGTCTGAGGGAACGCGGTCACGGCGACCCCTTCGGCTTCGAGCTCCTGCGCACCCTGCGAGAACCGCCACGGATCGAAGCAGACCTCGCGCACGTTGAACTCCGCGGCGAGCTCGCGGATCCTGTCGAGGGCGTCGAGCACTCCCTGGTCGCCGTGGTAGATCGAACAGCCGACATGCAAACTCGCGTTGACCCAGACGACCGCAGTGGCAGAGCGTTCGCCTCCGACATCGACACCGATCCAGATGTCCTCGCCCGGGGTGAACGTCGTGGGCCCGACGCAGGCTTGCCAGGCGCCGGGTGGTAGCCATGCGCCCTCGTGTCCGACCCATTGATTCGCGTGGTAGCGGGCGAACGCCAGTGGCGGCAGTGACGCGGCCTGCTGGCGTAGAGCGTCGACCGTCAGCCAGCTCGCGGGGTTCGCCTTCTTGACGATGCGCATGTCGCCGATGTCGGCGTCGTCGGCAACAGACCATTCGAGCATCCGGATATCGGGGCCGCGTGCGTCCGTGCGTGCCCCTGTGCGGCGCACTTCGGGAGCGGCGAGTGCCCGTGCTCGTAACCGTCCCAAAGGCGTGTCGGGACCGGAGCCGGCCGTGGAGATGATCAGGAGCTTCGAGCCGGGGCGCTTGATCGCTGCGGTACTGAGCGCGATGTAGACCTCGTCCGACGCGTGGGCGTGCAACTCGTCGACGAGGCAGAGGCTGGGCGTTAGTCCGTGCAGCCTCGGAGCGTCGGCCGCCAAGACGCGCATGTGGCGGCTGAACACTTTGGGGATCTCGGGGTTCTCGCAGTACCTGAGTTCGTGGTGTCTGACAACGAGGTTCGGATGGTCGAGCGTGCGCACGAAGCCGGCGGCGATCTCGAAGATGATGCGCGCCTGTTCCCTGGAGCTCGCTGCGACATAGACGGCGGCCCCCTCGACGCTCAACAGGTGGTGAACACCGATCGCGGCCAGCAGCGTGCTCTTGCCGTTCCCGCGTGGCAGCAGTCCGACGAACTCACGCTCGGGGCCGGTGGCGGCCTTCGCGATCGTCCGTTGGAACGGTTCCAGGTCGAGCCCGATCAGTTTGGTGAACGGCGCGAAGTCCATAAGGCGAACGATAGCCACCGCTATCGCTAGCATAAGTAGTGCTTATGAGAGTTTTCGGCGAAAGGGCGAGGAACGTGCGAACCCGGCGCTACCCGGCGGGCCTGACGACTGGTGGTGGTACCAGCCGGGCGGCGGCCAGATCGCGCCGAACGCGGCCCTGCGGATCGCCGACGTGTACGCATGTGTGCGCTGCCTGGCCGACGCGGCCGCGAGCGTCCCGCTGGTCGCATATCGACGCACTGAGAGGGGCCGCCAAAGGCTCTACTCGGGACGGCTGCCTGACCTGCTGCAAAGGCCGTCACCTGGCGCGACACAAGCCAACCTGATCGCCCAGCTACTCGCCCACCTGAACCTGCACGGCAACGGATACATCGGCAAGTTCAGGAACGCCGACGGCAGGATCGAGCAGCTCTCCATGCTGCACCCCGACCGGGTCGAGGTTGAGCTCGTCAAGGGCGCACCGCGCTACACCGTCTCCGACGCGAAGACCGGGCACCAGACGAAACACGGGCCCGAGGACATCGTCCACGTCAAAGCGATGGGAACCGACGGGCTGGTCGGCCTGTCTCCGATCGCGCAGTGCCGGCTCGCCGTGTCGCTCTCGAAAGGCATGGGCGAATACGCGGAGGCGTTCATCCGCAACGGCGTCCGGCCCTCGGGGATCCTCAGGCTTCCGTCTGGCAACCCAGAGCAGATGAGGTTCACCGAGGACGTAGTGCTCGGGAAGCACGCAGGCGCCCACAACGCACACAAGATCGCGATCGTCAGAGGCGACGTTGAGTGGACGGCGCTCTCGGTCAGCGCCGAAGACGCGCAGTTCGTCGAACAACGACGGTTGAGCACCGCGGAGATCGCGCGCATCTTCCGGATCCCACCCTGGATGATCGGCGCAAGCTCGGGCGACTCGATGACCTACTCGAACGTCGAGCAGCAGGCGCTCGCCTTCGTCACCCACAGCCTGCGTCCCTGGCTGGTCCTGATCGAGCAGGCAGTCAGCGCCGACCCCGACCTGTGCAGCGCAAACCAGTACGTGGAGTTTCTGCTGGACGCGCTTCTGCGGGCCGACAGCGCAACACGCGCGGACGTCTACACGAAAGCCCTAGACCCGATAACCGGGTGGATGAGCAGGGACGAGGTTCGCCGCTTGGAGAACCTCGAACCCGAAGCCGCCCAGCCATCCGTCCCGCAACCACAGTTCAACGGAGGACTAGTGACATGAGCGAAACGATCACTGCACCTGAGCAGAGAACGGTCGACGTGGATGTTGGCTCGCTCGACACCAGGGGGCGCACCGTCCACGGATACGCCGCGGTCTACGGCCAGGTGTCGGATGACCTGGGCGGCTACCGCGAGAAGATCGCGGCCGGCGCATTCTCCGGTGTCCTCGACGCCGACGTCAGGGCCCTACTGAACCACGACCCGAACGAAGTCCTGGGCCGCACAAAGTCAGGGACGCTCCGGTTGTTCGACGAGCCGAAGGGTTTGCGCTTCGAGCTCGACCTGCCCGACAGCCCGCTCGGAAACAACATGCGCACCGCGATCAGTCGCGGCGACCTCGACGGCGCCAGCTTCCGCTTCGAGGTCGGCGACGAAGCCTGGGACGGCGACACGCGCACGATCAAAACCGTCAAGGCGCTACACGACGTCACGCTCGCGACCTACCCGGCCTACCCGGCGGCGAGCGTCGAGCTACGAACCAAACCAACGAAGGAGAAGACGATGGACAACGACCAGAAGGCCGAGGAGGTCGAGGATACGTCCATCGACCCCAACGCCGAGTCCCGATCACAGGGCAACCTCAGGGTGACCGACGCGAACACCGGCAACACCGAGTCCCGCACCCTCTACGGCCAGTTCAAAAGGGCGGGTTGGACGCCGGGCGGCGGGCGCACCGAGATCGCGTGGAACGATTTCGAGACCGCGTCCGAGTCTCGCGCGCTCACCTGGACGGGCTCTGTGGACACGGTGAATCAGTTGATCCGCGAGGCTGGCCCGTTCGGGTTCGACCAGCGGTACGCGTGGCCGGCGTTCCCGCGGGTGCCGGTCGACAGCGCCACCACGTCGGTGAGCGTCCTCACGCAGACGGCGCGCACCTTGCCGACCGCGGCGAACGTCGTCCGCGCGATCGACGCAGTGACGAACAAGCCGGAGTCCGCCAGCACCGTGACGATGGTGGTCACGAGCATGAAGCAGCTGGCGGCCGTCACCTCGGGCGTCCCGAACATCATGCTCGAGCAGCCCGGCATCGAGAGCGTGATCGGCAACGACTTGCGGCTCTCGATCAATGAGGGTCTGGACAAGCTGATCCTGGATGCGATCGCCTTGAGCGGCTTCCAAGCGCCGGGCACAGACAACATTCTCGTGTCGGTTAGGAAGGCAATGACGACGATCTTCGCGGCCGGCTACAACCCCGACACGCTGATCCTGACGCCTGCG